ATACAACAATCTATGTGCGCCTCTTGCTGTAAGGTGATAGTCTTGATTTCGTAGATTGAATTGTACAATTGGATAAGTTTGATTATAATCAATACGCTGTGATCCGTATTCATCTATGTAAAATTTTTCTTGCTTGAGATGTATTCCATCACATTGAGCCGGCGTTACCAATTCAAGATATTGTCGCAATACATGAGCTTGCTTGGCCGGCAGTTCAGGCATGTCTGGCGCCCAGTAAAAAAACTCGTCATAGTCCCCGGCACGATTGTTAGTCTGCGCCCAGGCAGTTACTCCATGATCTTGCCCGTCTAAAAAGTGTATCCAATAACCTTTAGTATCCTTGGTCACAACAGGTTTTTCTATTCCGTAGATAAAACAAAGTCGTTTACCAGAGTCTATGATGTTTTTGTAATCAGCAATGCGTTCTCTAACTTGATATCGACTCAAACAGTTGGTAGAATAATAACGATTGATTTTATAAAAATAGTCCCATCTATTTTCATTTTCTAACATGAGCCCAGTTTGATATTCTGTCATGTCTACCACTCTATGTTTGGTAGTGGCATAGATAGGATTACTCTCAATTAACTGTTGTGTGATTGGTATTGACGTTTCAAAAACTTCTTGATTGGTCCAACTTTGTTTGTTACCACCATGTGCTTCAAGTTGATGGTACTGTGCAATCTCATCTATGTAAATTCCGGCTCGTACAAATGCCATCAGTATGTTATGGCTATCGGCACCGCCTGAATACCACAACACAAGATAATCATACTGTTCTCGTATTTGTTGAGCACGAGCTTCGTATAATTCGTCTAATGTAGCAGTAGGCTCTTGTTCCCAGTTATAGGTGCCATACACCGCACGATTGTAATGCCATTCAATCTTGTTGCCGCTGAGATGGCTAAAGTCAATAGCTTCTAACTTGCTGTAGGTTTTGCGATTGCCTACAGTGTAGTATCCATATCGGTCTTTGTTGTCTAAAGTATACGTCATTCAGAGTCTACAGGGATCCACCCCAATTTAAAAAAGTCTTTGCGTATTTCTTCTGTAACGTGACCTTCAGGCACATATCTCTTAACACCGTTGGCATCACCATTATTCAATCCATTACCTATGCCACTACAGTACCAATTGATGTAGTCGCTCTCTTCGCGCATGTCGGCCACAATACCGCCGGCATAGCGCCATGAGCAACTGTAAGTCTCGCCCTTCAACAATGGCCACACTTCGTTTTTCTGCCAGTCTTGGTTGCACAAGGCCGCGTAGATGTTTTGAGCGTAGGCATCACTGGCTTTGGCTTTGTCGCAAACCCATTTGGTGCCACGCAAATCATATTCAAGATTGTTTTTCTTCCATTCATCATTGGCTTCGCGTTGAGCATTGTGTTCATTTATCATGCGTTCAAGTTCTAAAGCTCGTTGAACATCTTCATCACAGTCAGGATCTCCTCCTTCCGCAATGACATCTTCAATTCTGCATTGGCTGTGAAAGGTTCCGCGGGCAGGACTTTTGTTCATAATGTTTGGTACCAGAGACGGGACTCGAACCCGTATGCCCTTGCGGACGGAAGATTTTAAGTCTTCAGAGTATACCATTTCTCCACTCTGGCAATATGTTATTTACTACATGGTCCGGCGTAGAGGAATCGAACCTCTATAATGACTTTAGAAGAATCATGTCCTATCCGTTGAACGAACGCCAGATGTTTGGTGGGCCAACTTGGAATTGAACCAAGACTCGACCGATTATGAGTCGGTTGCTTTACCATTAAGCTATTGGCCCTGTGCTACATTGTAGCAGGAAAATTATTTAGTGTCAACTGTACCGTCGGCCAGGCGGTCATGTTTGAGTTCTTTTTAGATAGCTCTTGTGGTCTAAATTTTTTTATTTTTAGCCCATTCAATGTACCCACCCTTGGCGTCACTCCATGGGCAGTGTTGTTCCCATAGTGCTTGACCTGTGTCGGGATTTTCTTTCATTAGTTTATCTAATGCAGGCCTCATAAGATATCCAGCATGACTCCAGTCATGATTTTTTAGTGCAGTTTCAAGGTCGTTCATTATACTCTCCAAATTTCATCAAAGCCTTCTTCCAAAGTAGGCTCTTCCCAGTCCCGAATCATGCGAGCAATCACCTCAGGTGGGATTGTTTTACCGGGCCGTGTGGCCAATCGTCTAGCCAATTCTTCAGGCTCGGGCGTGGCAAATACCACGGCAATGGCCGAATACTCGGGCAACATGCGAAACTTCTTGGCCCGGCTTGCCCGTGTGGTGCTGGTCTGATCCCAGATGATGTCGTTGTGATTGGCCTGTGCAGTCAACGCATGGTTGGTCATCAGGCGAACAGCAATAGGCATGTATTCTTCAAACACTTCTGAATAGGTCTTGCCTTGCGACCGGGCATAATCTTCCACCCAGGGATCTGTGCTGACCACACTCAAGCCCAAGGCCCAGACCTGGTCTTTGATCCAGGTGCTTTTGCCTGATCCTGGCACCCCCACCAACATGTACAATTTAGGCACTGTCAACTCCGAAATGTTTCTTCAATGTGCCGTCAGCCAAATAACTTTCAACTCGCTTGACAGTATCCAAGCACACGCTATCAAAGCCGTCACCTTGTTCCACATCCGCAACAACACCTGTCAACTCAAATGATTGTTTTCGATTGAGTCGATCACATTCTGCCACAATCAACTCGGCAAACTTTTTGTATGCTACTTCACATTCCTCAGCACTCATCCATTTGGGCCAAGGGTTACCATTAAGGTCAACATACATTCCTGCTTCTTGAGCAAGTTGTTGAATTCGTTCGTTCATTTCACATCCTGATATAACCATCGTCGGAATCTTGTTGATACTGTTGTTAACACATTTACACCAACAATAACAACAACTGCGATAACGATAACAATTTCAATCATTCTTTAACTCCAATTTGTTTTATTTCAAATCGCCACGCAGGGTGTGCCACATCCGGGGATCGGTGCCCAAGTAGATGCGATACTTTTGATAATTGCGCCATTGGCTCAGACGGTTCACACCACGCTCAACCCAGTCAAACATGGCACTGCGGAACCACAAGGGATTCACAATGGCCACAATCAGTGCTGCCGCCACAGGCACAATCAGCACAGCCACAACCAGCCAATGAAATGTCATGGCACGGTAGTAACGGCCCCCACCGGGCAACAGTTCAATTTCTTTGCTCATGTTGCTTTTACCTTTGCTAAAAATTCGCGGCATGCGGCCTCAGTGCGTTTGGTCACTACCACTCGGCCGCCCCAGAAGCCCACATACAGACTGCGGTGCTCCACAAACTTCACTTCGCCGTCGGCACCTGTATGCTTTTGACGAGCCACTGCCTTTGCAGGTGTTGCTTTTTTTGCAGGTGCTTTAGGCACTGCGGCCACAACAGGCTTTGCCGCCACTGCCTTTGCAGGTGCAGACACTTTCAACGGTGTCGGCTCAAAGCCATGTTTGGCATCGTAGCGGGCTATGGCTTTCTCATCCATGCCCCATGTGGCCAGCAGTCGTTTGACTTCTGTGCCAGGCAGTTGATTCCAATGTATGATAGGGTCAGTCCAGTTGTTCATTTCAAGCTCCTTGTTGCGATGTGTGTATTATAGCAAATTGGGAATTATTGGTCAATCAAAATTAATTTGTGTCAATTGAACATACACGGAGTAGGATCACAAATTTCGCCGTGTCGCCGTAATTGTATCTGCTCATAATCTGTAAGAAAGTCGTTGTCAACTAAATTATGCCAGGAGATTATTTCTCCATACCGGTTGGGATTCTCTTGTATTTTTTTATTATTCAATCGTATCCGGGGACCCAACTCGGTTATAACAAATTCCATTAATTTCCAATCTTTTCGAAAATGTTTTTTATACGTTTTCTCATCGGGAATATAAAAGTAGTTGTTATTACGTTTACCAAAAGCAAGGTGTCCGTCAAGGTGCGTGACAAAAAAATATGTGTGAATATGTAGTTTCATTCCCGCTCCGTTGTTGTGTATGTGTGTAGTATAGCAAAACGGTGATTATTGGTCAACCGTTTTGCTTCACACGCACATCGGTGTTCAACGCAGGTGCATACTTTTGTATTAACTCGCGCTCCAACTTGTGTGCGGCATCTTTGCCACGCACAATGTCAATGATGGTGTAGTTGATAGCTGATTCGCCAGCGGCACGAATTGCTTCGTACAAGTTCCAGGCTTTGTCTTCTGTGCGGCTACGGTAGATATGCTTGTTAACACGGCTACGAAGCGACATTGTGATTGTGCGCTGGGTTTTTGCGGTAATACCAATGTAGTACTCGAATCCAATTTGGATACAGTACACTATGTGGCTTCGATCAGTACGTTTCTTTCTCATCATGTGTGTATTATAGCATTTCGGGCATTTTCCGTCAACCAAAATGCCTGTTGCAAAAATACAACAAAAGTACTACTTTTTTAGCCCCAAAAGTAGTACTTTTTTCAACAAAAATTGAATATTTGGTCAACCAAATCATGTGCGATTTAAAAACGTCATCCACTTTTCTAGATCGCCGTACATGGCCAACATTACTGCCTGCCGGCTGCCAAACAACACAATTTGCGGATTTTTGCCAATTTTGATGTAGTAAGGACAATCCAACTTTTTGTCCAAGGTCAACAAATGTTTGGCAATAGCAACTATGTTGGTCGGAATAGCAAATGAGTATGTTTCAAACTCCCATGTGCTCAAGGCCATGTATCCAGCATTGGTCAGTCTAAATCCGCCACCTTCTCTAAAGTTCACCCACCATGATTTACACGCTTCTTCATAAGTGGGCCGATCTTCTTCGGGTAGACCTTGGAGAATTTTCTGTGTAATTTCTTCTTTGGTGATCACCGACTTACAAAGTAGGTTGATTGTGTTGTGCTTGGAACCGTTCGGGCCATACTTCAGTCACTTGTTTTTGTTGCATTCGGTCCGGCCAATGACCATTGCCACACATATTTTTGCAAATCTCCATGGGGTTGGTTTCCCAACGATCACTCACACGATGGAATAATTCAAGGGCGTGATCAAGTCCGTGACTGCTGTGATATTGAGAAAAATCTCCTAGCACTTCTTCAATTTCTTTTTGTGTAGAAGGCATGGCAGGACCGTATGCGTTTTCGTTGATAAAACAACACGGCATAAAAAGCCCGTTGGCATTTAAAAACAGTTCATCGAGTTGTTTGCCTATGCAATTGATTTTGACAGTCCCTGTGCCTTGATTTTCTTTCCAAGTTTTGGGTTGTTTGAGCCATTCAATTGGCCTAATAAGAGTTCGCTGACTGATTTTCACACCGAATGAAAAAAATCCCATGCTCTTGGCCAACTTCCGCGCCTTCAACACTTGATGCTCGTTGTGTTCAAACACAATCATATCCCACACAGCCACCCCACCAGCATCAATGAATGCCTGAGCATTTTCCATGATCTTTTTCCACACAGTGCGTCGACGATATATGTGATTGGTATCTTCTATGCCATCCAAACTAAAAGTCACTGTACTGCGTCGTTCCGGATTGTATTGAAAAAATTGTGCAAGCTCGCGCCACCATTCTTTATTTCTTGTACTACCATTGGTATGCAATGCAAAGGTAACAGTGGGATTTACTTCTCTAAACCATCTGAGTATGTCAGTGCAATCTTTGGCCATGGTTGGTTCGCCATGAGTGCCTTCGAATTTAACATGCTTGGCTTGTTTTAACCATTCATGATCTATCAAAGTTTTTAACACATCCAAGGTCAATGTGTTTTGTGGTAAGTTAGGATTTTCTACAATACCAAGTTCTGGATCATCATCTAGATATCTAGAACACTGCGGACAGGCTGCGTTACAGGCTGTTGACAACTCAATGTTGAGCATGGTCGGCCATTTGTCAAACATATGTTATGGATAAATTTTATCACCAGTAGTCAACAACACTACTGAAAACTTTGTGGTTTGAAACTGTGTGTTAAGTTTGCGAGCTAAATTCTTAGCATGACCTGGATTTGAGAAACTGACTTTTTTGTACTTAGGACCAGGATACTGCGTAAGCATATTTGAAGTTTTTAAGTTGATTGGTTTGTTTTCGTAAAAAACTGCCCATACGCCTTCCGAGGCCAACACTTGCTCGGTCTTGTAAGTTTGTTTGTTGGTGATTTCAATTAACACCTGTGGCTTGGGTCGTGACATAGATAAACTCCGTGTTTATTTATCTCAATAACTATGCAGATTTAAAACTGCCACCTGACAAAACTACCTCAATTGGCTCATTTTGACTGGCTTGTTCTCGACGTGATTGCTCTAGCGCCAACAACAACTTGGTTATATCACCATGCAAGTCTTTGGCATCACGCACGGACATGATAAGATCTTTTTGTCCACGACTTTCTGCTGCCTTGATTGAGTCAATAAACCGATTGATGTGTAAACTCATTTTTTAAGATATGGTTCTAATGATGGTGCAGTCCAGCCTACCGGCTTTAGCACCTTACCATCTTCACGCTTGCGAACTTTGCCTGTTTCGTGATTGATTTTAGAAAAGTTCGTGTTCATGACTTCTTTCCAAGCACCTTCAGCATCGAAGCCTGCTGAATGAATTGCGCCAATTGTAACAACTAATATATCAATGAGTGCGTCAAGTTGTTCAACTTCATCATTGGCCAATACTGCTTGATGTAATTCTCCAACTTCTTCGTCGATCAGTTTCATGTACATTGCATATTGATTCAAGTTTGAACCATCGACTTGTTGGTCACAAGCCCGCATAAATTTTTCTTGATCACGAAAGGGATTCACTAGCCAGCTCCTTGGTGTAAAATGGTCCTTGATACTTGTAACGATCAAGTGCAATCAGTTTAGGGTTACGCACAATCTTCCATGAGCGATGTTGTTTTACTGTGTACCATCCGGCTGCAAACCATGACTTGGATTTCTCCTGTTTGGTAAACAATGGTAGCTTTAGTCTCACATTCCACAATCCATTATATGTCTTACATCCAGTTTCATAACCGTGAACTGAATCATTAGGTGGTGGGGTAACTGTTTCGGAAGGTTCAAAAGTGATGTCAATCACTTCTCTGACCATGGGCATGGTCTTGTAATTGGATACTTGATTTTGTATTTTTACAACATAACCATCTGCACTGGCCTCAATGTTACCAATCTTTTGATTGTTTTGTTTGAGGATCCAGTATTGATTGTCAATTACTGGTTTTGCTACTATCATTTTAACACTCCTTGATATGTTTGATTCAGCCAGCGACCAATTGGCTCTGCTTGGTCACTCAGCTTGGTGAGTTCATACTTGCCACAGAATTTAAGAAAGTGTGCGCCCACCATGCCCGTGTCTTTGTTGCTGACTTGTTCACTGATCACAGCATCCACAGTATCTTTTACTTCTTGTGGTTGTGCAGTGAGGTCAATCAGTGTGACATTACGTTCGTAGTCGTCAAGCACCTTGTGTTCTTTTTCTTCGTGGTCAGTCCAACGTTGCAACATGAGATTGTTCCAATTGTAGCCTTTTTTGTTGCGATCTTCAAATGCTTCTGTAATGCCCACACGATTCTTTGTGCCTTTAACTGGTGCACCAGGGTATGCCGAGAACACATTGTCGCCGGGATCACCGCGTACACATTTCAAGAACAGCACCCATTTCTGGTAGTCAGTTGGAGCCACAAAGCTACGGTCGGTTTTGCCTACTTTGATCTTTGAATTGCTTTCGATTGTGAAACTCAATTGGTTGCCTTTGGCATCAGTTACGCCATCAACACTGAACAGGTGATCGTTTATGCCATTGTAGAGTTGCACATTTGGTGCAACCAATTGAACGAAGTCTGAATCACTGCTGACGATAATATGTTCATCTTGGGGGTGTAGTGCAATCCAGCGGCCTATGATATCGTCCGCTTCTGCTGTTGCGCAACGGATCACGCTACAATTTGTTTTCTCAGACAAGTATTTAGTCAGTTCATCATAGGTTTCCCAAAACAACTTGTCCTCTTCTGCTTCAGTTTCACTCATGGCACCGCGGGCCACAGCACGGTTAGCTTTGTAAGGTTTGTAGTGGTCTTTGCGCCAGCTACGACCCTCTAGTGCGAAAACCACATGGTCTACACCAAAACGTCTAGCTACTTTATTAGCACTCATCATGGTCAAGTGCAGTGCAAAGCCTAATTTAGTCCATGTGTCGCTGGCCCTGTGCGCCGAATGGCGGGCACGGAAGAACATGTTGGCAGTATCAATCAGTAGATATTTCAT